CTCCGCTTCCTTTACAACGCTGCGGGACAAGGGAACGTACCGGCGAAATCAATTTGCAAAATTCGATTAACCTGTTAGCATTCTCGCAGCGTCAACAATCGAAAGGAGGTGATCAAGTGTCACCTCCTTTTTCATTTTGAGGCACGCTTCCAGCCTCACTTCTCCCTGACATCTCAAAGACATACGCGAAGACGGCTTCCGGTGCCCCTCGGTGCCCCTTCGCGGCGCGGCATGCCCCGAGGCACGCCCTAACAGTATGAAAACACACACTATATGAGCTTTGAGAGAGGTCAAAATGTTCGATGAATTGAACCCGCAAGACGTCCGCTATGTCTCCTCACGGGTGATCCAGAGCGGTTTGAAGTGGATCATGGAGACGTTCTATTCGGTCACTCTGCGGTCGGGTCTAGAGGTCTTGATGACCACACGGCAGGAAGTCGCCACACCCGCTCTTGCCCGTGTGGAGGGCTGAGCTATGGCCGCCATTCCGAATGAAGTCCGCCGTCATCCAATCGAGGGTCGTGAAGACCTCATTAAGGAAGACCCACGGTGGATTTACCAAATGGAGATGGAACGGGACATGATGGATAACGGCATCGCCCGCTATCAGGTCCAGAGGCGTCTTGCGCGGGAACGTGGTGACGTGTCCCAATGTGGCGTCGTGAAGAAGCTCCAATCGACGATGCTGGATAAGGTCGCACAGGCTGTCCGGGAGTATTGCTTCAAAGAGGCCGATAAGAAAGGCCGGGGGGTCAAGACTGTGGCCTTCAAGTACCTCATGGAGTTTGACGCGGAGGTGGTCGCTTGGGTGGCTATCGGGCAACTTCTGAAATGGTGCGAGGCGGAATATATCGTTTATAACTCCACCGCTGAGGCCATTGCAAAGGACCTTGAGCGCCATCTGGTCATCACGCGCTATAAGGAAAAGTTCCCAAAGCGGTTCGCGCAAGACCTACGGAACATGCAAGAGAACAAGACAAGCGCGCTCTATCAGGAACGTGTAGTCAAGCATCTCGCAAGTAAGAAGTACCTTCCGGCAGTTTTGAATGAGTGCTGGACTGATGCTGAGCACTTCCACGTTGGGTCCGCATGTATTGAGTTTGTGGTCAACGCTACAGGATTGTTTCACGTCAAGAATATCCGCAGGCCGGGTGGTAATAAATTCACGAAAGAGGCGCTTAGGGTCCTGTACCCTGATCCCGCCTTGGGCGAATGGCTTTCTAAGGCGGACGCTAAGGCGATGCTTCGGAACCCGGAGTTCGGGGTTTCGCTGGTGCCACCCAAGCCATGGAGAGCGCCAGAAGGCGGGGCTTACTATAGCGATGCACTACAGCAACAGCCAATCCGGCTCATTGGTGCGGCATCTTCTGGAGCCGTGTCGAACAAAAAGCAGTATGCCGAGTACGATATGAGCCGGGTTTATGAGGCCGTGAATTACGTTCAGGATGTCCCATGGATGGTCAATGAGGATGTCTTGGGGGTCATGCTAGAATTCTGGAGACGGGCGCAGGGGGGAAGTGTTGAAGCACGCAACCTCTTCATGCCGGAGCGGCAGACACCCGAGGAGCTTCCGCCTCGCCTCACGGATGAGGAATGGGCGGCCTTATCGGATGAGGAACGCACTGAACGGCGATATGCCGGGAAAGAATGGCACAAAGAGAACGTATCCATGATCGGCCACAAGTTGGACGTCGAGAAGGTCCTAGCACAGGGAAACACCTATCGGCAGTTCGGGCACTTCTATTTCCCGCACCGTCTGGACTTCCGTGGGCGCATGTATCCCTTACCATCCGGCCTCATGCCTCAAGGTGATGACAAGTCAAAGGGCTTGCTGTTGTTCGCGGAAGGGCGGAAGCTCGGGGCGCGTGGTCTGTATTGGCTCAAGGTGCATGTCGCGAACTGCTACGGACGTGACAAGCTTTCTTATGCGGACCGGGTGAAGTGGGTTGATGAGAACCTTGATGCTTTGAAGGCTGTTGCGGAAGACCCTTACGTAAACCGATTGTGGGTGACTGAAGGGGACGGACCGTGGTGCGCCCTCGCAGCGTCCTATGAGTTATTCGATGCCGTGACCGCCTCAGTACCTGAAGACTTTGTATCTCATCTACCAGTCCGGCTTGATGGAACGTGCAACGGTATCCAGCATTTCAGTGCCATGTCACGGGACCCGATTGGAGGCGCGGCGGTGAACCTCCTGCCGAGCGATAAGCCTGCGGATATCTATTCGGATGTCGCGCGGGTGGTCACTGCGAACCTAGAGGAGATGCAAGTGTCTGAACCGGATGACGCCAAGCGGGAGATGGCCGGTCTATGGTTCGACACGGTGGACGGCAAGGTGCCGAGGAGTCTGACCAAGAGTGCCGTGATGACCTTACCTTATGGGGCCAAGCACAGCGCCCGGATGAATGCGGTTGATAACTGGTTGTTTGAACACAGGCTTGGGTCGCCTAACTATAAGGACCTCTGCAAGGCTGCATCGTTCATGGCTTCGCAGAACTTTCTTGGCGTGAAGGAGATCGTCAAGGCTCCAGTAGAGGTCATGGAGTGGCTTCAGAAGACGGTCAAGCTGATGACGTCAGAGGTTATCTGGGTGACGCCTACGGGGTTCCCGCTGAGGCAAGCTTATTACAAGTCGGAGGTACAGCATCTTATTAAAACGCGGACTTTATCCGGGGATGTTCTATACGGCAGCACATGGAAGTGGTCTTCGGAGTTGAACTTAGCGAAGCAGGCAAGCGCGATTGCGGCGAACTTCGTGCATTCCTTGGACGCGGCTTGCTTGATGTTCACCGTGTTACGTCTGAAGAGCTACGGGGTAACTTCATTCGGGTGCATCCATGACAGTTACGGAACACATGCGGCGGATATCGACACAATGAACGAGTGCATCCGCGCCGCTTTCGTTTGGGACCTGTATCAAAGTCATGATGTCTTGAATGAGTTCTATGAGACAATCAAGGCGGCTGTAGGAGATAACGACGAGGACGTGTCTGACAGGCTGACACCACCACCAAAACAGGGCTCTATGGATATCAACCAAGTGTTTGATAGTTCTTATATTTTCTCATAGTGTAGGTGGGAGTTTACATTTAAGTTGATGGTTCGGATAGTATGTCTTTCCATTCTGTCCAATCCGTAAGACAGTCTACATAGACATATCCTTGTTATACATTTCCTTTCTTTCTCCTATGCACACCGGAGCAATCGCCATGTCTGCCACCACCACCAAGAACAGCCCCGTCACCTTCGTTCGTTCCTCCACCGAGAACTTCGCGAAGATCGAACTGGATGTCTTCCCGCCTCACATTCAGTCCCGCATTGTTAATTCTCTTCTAGGCTTCTGGAAGGCGCAGGAGGCTTATAACAAGCGTCAAGACGCTCGCTACACCCGCGCCATGAGAGAAGCCGCGCAGAAGGACACTGCATTCACGGGAGGTCTGGTCGCTGAGACATCCTTGGAAGATCGGCATACTACCGTCATGGTGGTCGATGATGGGGCGAAACTCCGCCGCCTGTCCGGGTGGGATGGTGGTGAGCAAGCGGTATGCACCGACGCCGATGAGGAAGTGTCCGCGTAATCATGGATCGTCTTCGCCTAACTATGGTGAAACGGGAAGAGGCGGCGAAGCTTGCGCTTCTCTGCCTTAACCCGATTGAGGGCCGCCCCACCCACGACCTTATTGTTGGAACAGGGGTCATGCTTGCAGCACTGTGTACCAAGTACGGGCTGAACGAACGTGACATTCTCCAATACGCCTACCGCATCCTGAACCCTGAGCCGTTCGATAAGAAGGCCAATCAGAACCTTGAAGGTCTCCTCGATTGGGTTGGATTGGAACGCGCCGAAGAGCGGCAACGTCAAGAGTGGGGGATCATATCGTGAGCCATTACACTATCCTCGATTGGTGCGCTACGGTGATGCTCTGCTCCCTGTCCATACTAATGACATTGGCGCGCTTCGGCATTATCGGCTTCATGTTTTGGGAGTTATCGAACGGACTCAGAAGCCTTCAGGACCATTGACCTATGCGGCGTGACATCATTGAAGCAGTGACTACCTATGAGTTCCTTTGTGTTCTCGGGGTGGTTGCGGCTGTGGCTGCCCTGCATTGGGGCATTACCAAACTGACTGAACTCTTTAAAGGACGCTGAGCTTATCATGGAACTATCCATCATTATTATCCTATACACCGTTAGCATCGTGGCTTTCTCCTTCCTCAATCTCAAGATTAATGACGCGGTGGCACTTGCCGCCGATAACGTCGATATCGATAACGCTAACAAGGTAATCCGCGCGAAACACTTCACTCGCTTATCTGATGATATCGAGGATTTGCGTAAGAGTATAGCGGAAACGGACGAAATTGCCGAAAAGAACAGTGACAAACTTGAAGAGTGGGCCGCAAGCGTCGATGAGTGCATCGAGACTTTGCGTGGTGCGATCCTGAAAGAGCATGAGGCGGTTCAATTCCTCTACAGCATTATAGAGAAGGTCGCCGAAGCGGAAAAGGCGAACCCTGACAATGTGGAAGACTCTGACTCCTGAAGCCCGGCAGGGTATCACTCATGCACAGAGGATGGTCATGATTCCTTGGCTTCTCGTTCTGGTTTGTGTCTGTGTTGCCGTGGTAACTTCGCGGTCATCGTTAGGACCGCCTCCGGGTTATGCGTAAGGCGCGCGCCACATTCCAGTGAAAATCCGTAATTTTGGGTCGGGAAAATTTCCGGCCCTTTTCGTCCATTCACCATCTTACAGGAGTTTTCCCACCCATGGCAGGCCGTAAAGCCAAGACCACACCGCCCGGACGCCTTGTCTATCCGTATGTCAATGAGCCCGATCATGAAGGACATAAGCGGTACCCGAACACCTCGCTCCGGTACAAAACCTCGGTCATCTGCAAACTGAATACTGTCTCCCGGAAGATTATTGAAGAGATTGATCAGGAGATCGACACGAAGTTTGCTGAGGTCGAAGAAGCCTTGACCGAGGCGCAGAAGAAGAAAATGGCGAAGGAAGGTAAGAGCCTTTCGAAGCAATACCCGTATGAAGAGCTTGAAAACGACGATGGCACGCCCACCGGGGAAGTCAAGTTCTCCATGGCGCAGAATGTCACAATCACGAAGAATGGTGTGGAGACCAAGGTTGACCCGCCCGCAATCTTCAACGCGAAAGGCGAGATCGACATGGGCATTTCGGTCCGAGGAGGCGACTTGGCGAAAGTCAAATTTGCGCAGCGTCCTTACTACAATGCTTCCGCCTTATGTGTAGGCGTGACGCTCGACTTGTGGGGTGTCCTTATCGTGTCGCAGCAACGTGCGGCTCCCACAATGGAGGCCGTCACCGAAGAAGAGCTTCGCGAATGTGGCATCGATCCACATACGGACGAGGACAACGCGGATTTCTAACAGCAATCGCCCGGCAGTGTTTAAACCTAAGCCGTTGCCGGGTGCCCCAAAACGTGGCCGTCCGAGACATGAGGCAAGCGCCTACCGGTCTGGCCTTGAAGACGCCAATGCCGAACACATGAAGCTTCACGGTGTCCCGGTGCTTTTCGAGCACTTCAGGATTTCCTATGAAGTCCCCTCCTCCATACACACATATCGGCCCGACTTCGTAATCCCCCATAGCGGGATCATTATCGAGACCAAGGGTCTTTGGGAATTGGCGGACAGGCGCAAACACCTTCTAATCCGCAAGCAGTATCCCAAGCTTGATATCCGGTTCGTTTTCCAGAACCCCAATAACCCGATCTATAAAGGCTCGAAGACTACATATGCTGATTTCTGCTCCGAGCACCATATTCCGTGGGCGGCGAAAGTGATCCCTGTTCCGTGGCTCCGCGAAGAAGGTCCCGGCATTGGAGCCCTTCGAGACATCCCCGGTTTACTCTGGGCACCGATTACCGATGAAGAGGGCGGGGCAGATGGCCTCTAGTGTCATCCGCAAAGAGCCCTGCGAGCGGTGCGGGTCCAAAGACAATAAGGCAATCTATGACGATGGGCATTGGCACTGCTTCACCCCCGGTTGTGATAACCATGGAGGAACATCTTCTGCGGAGGCTAGAGGTACTGGAGAAGAAGGGGGATACGGTGAAGCTCACACGGGAAGAAGCGGAAGAAACCTTCCGGCTGATGCGCCACCTGTGGAGGGTACAAGACCTCTCATTGAACTCCCGGTAAACACACGGGAAGCATTCGACTCCCTGAAAGACCGGAAGATTGACTCAGCAACGCTTCAAGCTTTTGGTTACTTCCGCGCCACGTTCGGGGCGAAGTTAGACCCGGTTCAGGTTGCACCTTATAGAGACGACCTTGGGAACATCATAGGGCAAAAGCTCCGGTTCCGGGATAAGACGTTCAAGGTTCTCGGTGAGAGCCCATCCAAGTGTCAACTGTTCGGTCAACACTTGTGGGGCGCGAATTACAATCGACGGGTCGTCCTGACGGAAGGCGAGATTGACGCGATGTCCGTCTATCAGGCTACTAACGGGAAATGCCCGGTGGTCTCGATAGGAAGTGGCGCACAGTCTGCCTTGAAGCATATCCGGAGAAACCTCGAATGGCTTCTTCGGTTTGAACAAATCATCATCTGGTTTGACGATGACGAGTCCGGACAGGTGGCACTATCGCAGGTCGCTGAAGTGTTCCGCACTACAACGTGTCGGGTGGCCTTCATCAAGACCGGCGAAGTGATGTCCGAAGCGAAGGACGCGAGCGACATCTTGAAGGCTGGTCGTCCGGGTGACATCAACACGGCGACATGGAACGCTAAGCCCTACGTCACTGCGGCCATTGCGAGCGGGCACGACTTCATCACCGAAGACGAACTTTGTGCTGCCGAGGAGAACCGTCTTTCGTTTCCGTGGCCGATCCTCACCCGCAACATGGACGGCGGTTGTAAATATAATGATGTCGTCGGACTTATCTCAGGTTCAGGCCGGGGAAAGACCACAGTGCTTTCCGAGTGTATATCGCATTGGATAAAGAACGAAGGCAAGACAGTCGGGGCGATGTTCTTTGAGGATACCGCAAAGGACATCTTGTGGTCTCTAATGACCATCGAAGACAATCGCCCATACCGTTCGGACCTGAGTGGGGTCGATCGCCGCGCCGTGTGGCAACGGTGGGTGTCTAGTGGCATCCCGGAGAAGTTCTTCGTCTTCCAGAATGAGAAGGCCGAATGGAGCTTCGACAAGTTTCTTGGATATATCCACAATCTTGTGAAGGCGTGTGGGTGCCAGATTGTCATTGCGGACCCGTTCTCTTATCTCGCCTCTAAGATTGCGTCAGGGGACGAGCGCCGCGACATTGATAAAGCGCTCGCAGAGATTGCCGCGATGACCAAGGCGCTAGGCTTTACGTTCGTCTACTCGCACCATGTCACGAAGGAGGGCGAGGAAGGACTTATCCGCCGCGCGACTATTAGGGGCTCGAACGGCTTCCTCCAGTTCAGTGCGCAAATCCTTGGACTACAGCCACCAGTCAACGGGATGTCCCCTGTGTCCATCTTGAAGAACAGGTGGGCGGGCTCGATGACCGATAAGCTTGTCACCGCGTTCAACTATGAGGAGGCCACAGGCCGCCTACTGGAGAAGAAGATTGCGGAGACAAGTTCGCGGGGCACACTCCCGGTAATCGGGGACTTTTACGACAGCCAGAAAGAGAAAGGCAAGCAGGCTCCCCGCTATGAGGGCGAGGACGAGGGGGACAGTGACAGAGACTTTTGACAGCCAGATTAGTGCCGCTTTCGATGAAGCGATCAGGATTGTGCGCAAGGTGCATCCTTCTGCAACGTTAGCTGGTGGCGCAGTGCGGGATTGGTGCAACGGTCGCCAGATTAAAGACCTAGATATTGCGGTGGTATGCGGCACATATCCATGGCCGGGGACTGCTTCCCGCCCCATCGGCCCGCCCAGAGGTTCCTACGTGGAGTGGATTGGCGCAGACCCCTACCTTATGGAGGTCGAAGAGATCACACTGGAGGGCATACCGTGGCCAATTCAGTTGGTCCACCTAGCCACCCCTCCCGATCTAGCGCAGGAAGACTTCCCGAATTGGGCGGCATCACGTAATGACTTTGGGATATGTCAGTGCCGCTACGTACATGATCCGGATGGTCCGCCGTCAGTGTGGGGGACCGGCTACTTCTTCGACGACCTAACGCACAACACGTTCACGCTTGTCCGCAATGACGGGCCGGAAGGTGTCGCGCGGTCGCTAAGGCGCTGGGAGCGGATCAAAGAGCGATATCCGAACTGGACGCTCGTCAACCGGCATGGGTGACTTCTCGGAAGGGTTGGTCTTTGACATTGAAACAAACGGCCTCCTCGACGTTACCAATCCAGTCATTCACTGCATATGTATTGGTGACGTAGCTACTGAGCACGTAGACGTCTATGGGCCAGACAAAGAGGAGATTGACAAGGCCGTCTCTTTGATCCAAGCGGCGGACATGGTTATCGGCCATAACATCATTTGGTTCGACATACCGTTCATCCAGATGCTTTACCCGGAGTTCGCGCCGAAGGGTGTAACGGATACCCTAGTCCTAGCGCAATCGACATTCCCAAATGACGCATCGCGGTGTGATGCCTTCCCGTTCCACGAACAGCTTACGGGACCCGCGCGCATCGGTAACAAGCTCGGTCACTATGGTGAGCGTCTAGGGTGCCCAAAGGATGACTATTCGGAGCGCATGAAGGCGGCCGGGGAGGACCCTTGGCTTAATTGGAACCCGATGATGCACGCCTACTGCAAACAGGATGGCGTCGTCACCATAAAGCTCTGGAAGAAGATCAGGGAGTATGGCAACCCGACGCGTCAATATATCGACCTAGAGCAAGCCGTTTGGAACATTGTTCGACAAATCGAGAAGCGCGGAGTCGGGTTTAATATCAAGGCCGCATATGAGCTTGTAGGCGTTCTACAGAACACGCAGGAAGCGTGCGTTAGTGTCTTACGGAAGTTCATTAAGCCGTACCCTTTGCCGGTCTATGAGACGTTGGAGGATGGAGGACGCAAACGCAAGCGTCCGAAAGAGTTCAAAGTGTCCCGAACGCGGGTTACTAAGTGGACCGCGCGGGAAGAGATTGAGGCATGGGGTCTTCCGCCTCTCGCACCTATAACCATCCGCAAGTTCAGCGAGAAGACCGGGAAGGAACTGAAGCCCTACATAGGGCCACCTTTGATCCATTGGGACGAAGGCTCTGAATATTGTTCATTCGATTGGGTGGACTTCAACCCCGGATCACGTTCGCAGTGTGTGGAGCGGTTGCGGACCAAGTACGGATGGCGTCCCACTGAGACCACCCCTGATGGGTCCTTCAAGTTCGATGAAAAGATACTCGAAGGTATCCCAACCACCGTCATTCCGGCAGACGTTAAACAGGCGTTCAAGGATTACTTCGTGGTTACGAAGACCTTGGCAATGGTCGAGAATGGGGAACAGGCGTGGACCAAGGCTTATAAGTCTGATGGTTGTATACACGGACGTATCAACACTTGCGGAACCATCACAGGCCGCGCGGCGCATAATAAGCCAAACCTCGGGCAGGTCCCCAGTGTTGAGAAGGATGCAGAGAAGAATACCCTTTACGGCCTGAAGGGTGGGTTCGGTTTCGAGTGCCGTGACCTATTTACCACGACTGTCTTAGGGTGGTCATTTGCCGGTGTTGATATGAGCGGCATCGAGCTTCGTGTCATGGGCCACTATCTGGCGCGCTATGATGGCGGGAAGTTCCTCGAACTGGTTCTGCATGGCGACATCCATGAAGAGAACCGTAAAGCTTTTGGGCTCCTGAAGCGCGCGACCGCGAAGACGTTCATTTACGCAATGGTCTATGGTGCGGGAGACGTAAAGCTTGGGTCTATTGCCGCAGAGGAATTACCGAACGGGAGTGGCCTAGACGAAGAGCAGTTGCGTCGGATTGGGCGCAAGGCCCGCATGTCCTTCATGAAAGCTAACAAGGCTTTCGCGACACTCATTAAGGACGTCCAAGAGCGGTTCAAAAAGTTCGGCTATGTGCGTGGGCTTGATGGACGCAGGCTCCGGCCAAGAGGCGCGCACTCCGCTTTGAATACCCTCTTCCAGTCTGCCGGTGCCATTCTCGCTAAGGCGTGGATTGTCCGTGCGGTCGAGGAGCTTGCGAAGGCAGGCTACAAGTGGGGTGAGGATTACGCCTTCATGCTATGGGTTCATGACGAGATCGACCTAGAGGCGCGCCCTGAGATTGTCGAGGATGTCGCGCGGGTAGTCAAAGAGACAATCGCAAAGGTAGGCGTCGAGTTCGGTATGAGGTGCCCCCTGACAGGTGAGGCGAAGATCGGGCACGGCGAGAAAGCCACGTGGGCATGGAACCATTAGCGCAGGGCGAACGCTCCAGCATTGCGCGATTGTTTGAAGTCATCAAGGAAGCACACGCCCACCCCTTCCTAACACGCTCGAACTTCGCGAGAGCTTATGCAGATGAAATAGCCATGGCGGCAAGCCTTGGATGGGTCACAACGAAACAACATGACGGGTCTTTCGGGCGGCATTGGTACGTCACGATTGAAGGGCTCGCCGCATTCAACTCAAGAGGACTATTTGGATATGGACACACAGAACATCAAGACGACTTTAAAGACAGTCGCGGAGACGACTGAAGGTTTGGTCAAGGCGCAGACAGAGGGCACCTTCACGAAGGTTAAGGGGGTTGCGGTGGGCTTCCTGAAGGCTCACATTCTGGATATCGTCATAGGCCTCGGCATCGCCGCCACTGCCATCCACTTCATGAACACCTGAGGCTCGTGGCGAAGGCGTGGAACAAACCGTACCTGCTTATTGACGGCGACGTGCTCTGCTTCCGGGCGGCTTCTGCCGCTCAGAAGTGCGTCGAGGATGACAGTGGGCAGTTCTTTTATTTGTGGGCAGGTAAGGGTGACGCCGAGCGCATCCTTGAAAACCTTCTCGAAAAGCTTCTGGGTGAGTTTGGGACGGATGCTTATACGTTCTTCCTGACAGAGCCGGGCGCGAATTGGCGGAACGATGTTCTCCCGACCTACAAGCAGAACCGCTCTTACGGTGTCGCGGATCGCCCCATGTGCCTTACGCACTTGAAGGATTACGCTAAGGAACACTTCAACGCTGATTGGGAATTGGGATACGAGGCGGACGATTTGATCGGCATCAAGGCTACGTCTCCAATGCCGGGGGGTAATCCAGATGGTCGTTGCATCATCGTGTCCGCTGATAAGGACCTCAAGTCTATCCCCGGACAGTTTCACAGATACGGCATCGATGCTCCCGGTAGAGTTCATATCCGGTCGAGGCGCGATGCGGACTTATTCCACCTTCAACAGACATTGGCAGGAGACATTGTTGACGGGTATTCGGGATGCCCAACCATCGGCATGGACCGCGCTGAAGGCATTCTTGCGGACCCTCACCGTCTCGACCCTCTTGATGGCGTCGTCACCAAAGGACCACGGAAGGGGCAACGCACTATTAAGTGGATGCCTCGACCGACCACAGATTATTGGCAGTGCGTTGTGTCACAGTACGAGAAGCAAGGCTTGACCGAGGATGACGCTTTGGTTCAGGCGAGGGTTGCCCGCATCCTCCGCTTCGATGATATGCGCGGCCAGTTCGAAGGTCCGGGCCATAACCTCTGGTCTCCAGACATGCTCTGTGACGAGTTGCGCTTCGGATCATGACGACTGACCCACGACGCAAATCGAAGAAGCTGCGCCCTCATTGGAATATCCATCACTGGCGTGAAGAGGTCATCCGGGTAGCTGGACGGTGGGGCTTGGCGTCTGACTGTGCCCGTCTTTATGAGGCCGAAGTGACGGCGGGGAGATGCCCGTACACTGCCTTTAAGATGGCACTTGATGTCTATGATGTCCCGCGTGAAGAACCTCCGGGATTGCCTCGAAGCATCCTGAAGATTCTCTATCCGAGGTCGTTCAGATGACAACCCTTGTGAACCTCTGGGCTGGTCCGGGAACAGGCAAGAGTACCGTTGCGGCTGGTCTTTTCTACACGATGAAAACGCGAGGTGAAAATGTCGAACTCATTCGAGAGTACGCTAAAGAATTGTGTTGGGAAGGTCTTCTCGGGGTGGCCGAGCAACATGACCTTTACTTGGTACAAGAGCGACGGACTTACTCGCTTAACGATAAGGTATCCTTCGCCATCACTGACAGCCCATTACGACTTGGACCTTGCATTTATTCAAGAGATGCGCAACTCGGATCGTTACTTGACCGCGCTGCTACAGGAATTGAAGCACAGTTTGGGCGAGTCGTTAATATCCTATTGTCACGAACAAGCGACCACCCATTCAACCCTGCCGGACGGGAGCAAGACGAGGACGCTGCAAGAGCTATTGATCAACGAATAAGGCAGCTACCAATAAAGTTTGATGCGGAGTTTTCCGTCAACCAGTTCACAGTAGAGAGGATATTGACATGGCTGACTTCGAAGTAGGCGATTACCTTCTTATCACGCGGAACACGGGGGACATCAAAGCTGGGGATTGGTGCCAGATTGACCGTGTTGATTGTGAAGATACTACAATCCCTTACCGGGTTATTGACAACATCGGTAATCATAATGGCTGGTGGTGGGTGGGGCATGATGCTTTCCATTACAAGGCGTCACTGCTTCGGAAGATGCGTGGCGGCTTTTTGCCGCCTCCCGATCCTCTGACTTCATCCGGCCTCCCGAAGTATGCGCTAATCGACTCTCTCGTTGAACTTGAGGATAGGATACCACTTGAGCCGGGTGACGTGGTTCAGGGGACCGAGGTCGAGGACTATGAGCGGCGTGGGAATATCCTGATGTTCACACTTGTTAGTGGCGAGCCTCCTGTTTTCCTGCCTACCGAATACTTCATCAAACTCACAGGGAAGACAATCGGATGACGGAAGAGTTTAAAGTTGGGGACCGCGTTCGCTGCATAGAGGGCAGTTACAGTTACGGCGTGACAGAGGGTTGTGACTATACCGTGGAGCAAGTCCCCCAAAACGGCGACTTGGACGGAATATACGTCCAAGATGATTCCGGTGAAGTTCGGTGGTGGTTACGCTCCAGATTTAAAAAGGTTGAAGAGGGGAAGAAAGCCTCCGCGCATAAGGAACCTGCCCCGGATGTTGTCCCTCTTGATGATCAAGCCGCCCAGCTGAAGAAGCTGGTTGACGCTGACAGGGTCATTCGCCCGGCACACTACACGCAGTATCCGATTGAGCCGGTCGTGTTCCTCATGGTGAACAAGATTCCGTTCGACCAAGGGAATGTCATCAAGTATACCCTGCGCGCAGACGCAAAGAACGGCATTGAAGACCTTAAGAAGGCTCGCCGATATCTCGACATGATGATTGCTATGCGGGAAGACTTGCCGAAGTTCTTGGCGACTGAATGGCCGAAGTTCATTGACCTGTTGAAGAATGAAGATGGGACGTGGGCATTTCCGGAGATGGTCGGGACTTGATGCGGGAAATCCGGAAGGATTGCGCGACGTGCGTGGCCGCCTCCAGCGGCGTGACGTGTATGATTTGTACCGAGTGCTTGTCCCACACTTGGACAGGTACGTTTGATCGGCCTAATTACATACCGGCAGGGGACCCCCTATGTAGTGGATGCCTTTATCACCACTCCCGGACTATCGACGGGTACCTCCACAAGTGCGGTGAATGCCGAACTGCTTGTGGTTCTGATAATAGGTTCTATCGGACAGGGTATGAACCGGCATGAAGTGGGGTCCAGATAACGTTCGGCAGAATGACAAGCGGGAAAGGTTCGAGGTTGCGAAAGCCCTCCCGCAAAACACTAAAGCGCTTGTCGCCGCCTTAGAGACACATCTAGGGTTCAAGACCTATGATGGCAACCCGGCAGGTCTTCCAGATTATCTCAAGTGGCTTGGCCAGTATGAGCTAATTCAGAACTTGAAGGCGGTCCTTGCCATTCCCACAAACTCACCTGACACAGAAGAGGAGGACGATTAACAACCATGTGTGGATCATCGCCGCAGGTCATGCAAGCCCCTGCCGCCGCCCAAGCCCCTGCCCCTGCCGCAGCGCCAGTTCAGCAAGTAGATGTAGGCACCGCACGGACTGCCGAGGATACAACCCTTGGTCGCCAAAACGGTGTCACACAGACAGTCACCAGAACCGGCTCATCGGCGGGTCTTGGTGGCATCGGAACGGACACCTCGTCGTCTTCACGCGGAACCTCGGGGCTAAGTCTCTAGGTCCGTCTGAGTGGAGAACGAAGGCTTCTCATATAACCTTGGTGGCAAAACCGCTAAGGAGCATTTCCATACCTTAAGTCCAAACCAACAGATGATATGGGCAAGGGCGATTGACGTTGCGGAAGTGACGATCCCATCCCTTGTCCCCCCTATCGGGTACATTACCGGAGGGAAGCTCTATACGCCATACTCCTCGATTGGCTCGCGTGGCGTGAACACCTTAGCGGGTAAGCTGATGCAAGTCTTCTTACCTCCCGGACAGACCATCTTCCGGCATGTCTTAACGAATGACGCTAAGAAGCAGGCGGTTGATCAGATCGACCCCAACGTGTGGGCGAAGATTGAGGTTGCACTAGCCGCTAGAGAGCGCGCCGTTCGTAATCGGATGGACGCAACGCCTCTCCGGTCCGTAGTCTTCGAGGCGCTTAAACTCCTCATCGTGGCAGGTAATTGCCTGTACCAGCACACTAACCTTGATGAGCCGGTGGTTCACCCGGTAGAACGCTATGTGACCAAACGCGACCGATCCGGTAAGCCGGTCCTAACCATCCTTCGAGAAGTCGCATATCTTGCAACTCTTGATGAGGACATTCAAGACCTCGTTATGCGCGCAAGGTCCGAAGGCCGTCACTTCGACAATGAGACGACACCGAAGGCTGATGATGCGGACTGGTCCGAAGAGGTAGAGATATTCACGATATGCAAGCTCGTGAACAAGGGCCGGAAGGAGAAGCAGTGGCAGACATGGCAGGAGATCGAGGGCTATGTGGTCCCCGGCTCCGATGCCTTCGCGCCACTAGATGCCCCACCCCTGTACCCGCTATGGATGATCCCCGTTTACGGGCAGGATTGGGGACGCTCCTACGCTGATGAATACTACGGCGACCTTCTTACCTGTGATAACTTCTCAAAGGCGCTTAACGAGGCCGCCGCTGCGGCATCCAAGACCCTCTTCTTCGTAAAGCCGGGCGCGCGGACACGACCAAAAGACATCACAGAGTCGGACAATCTGGCAACCCTTATCGGGTCTGCGGAGGATGTCTCTGTGCTTCAGTTGCAAGGCAAAGGGCCAGATTACACGTTCGTCTCTAACTACCTGCAAGAGGTCTATAAGCGGCTCTCGTTCGCCTTCCTCCTGAACTCCGCAATCCAACGCAACGGGGAGCGGGTGACGGCTGAGGAAATCAGCCTCATGGCGGAAGAACTTGAGGAGTCTATGGGCGGTGTCTATGCGATCTTGTCACAGACATTCCAGCAAGTCTTGGTGAACCGCTTTGTGTTCCTCATGGAGCGCGAAAAGGAACTAGGGCCACTGCCTGAAGGGATGTTCTCACTTCAGATTGCGACCGGCACGGACGCCCTTGGCCGCACCTATGACGGAAAGCTTCTCGACGAGTTCATGCAGCGTGCATCGGCGGGCGGCGCGAACTCTATGAAGTATATCAATTGGTCAAATTATTTGAGCCGCGTTGCGACCTCCTCGGGGATTGATCCCACGGGCTTGGTTATTCCTGATGATCAGGTAGCCGCACAGGAGCAACAGGCCATGCAGCAACAACAGCAACACGACCTCATGAAGGCAGCCGCAGGGCCGGGCATCAAGGCCATGTCTGACGCTGTTCAGTCCGGCAAGGTTCAGTTACCACAACAGCCCGGACAACCCGCACAACCGCCCTCACCAACTAACACAAGCGAAGGAGCATCATCGTAATGGGTGAAGAGACTGAAGGTAGACGCCACCCGATATTTGACCTCCCTATTGAGACCGCCATTGAACATGATACAGAGGCGGGTGGTCATGTGGAGTCTACGCGCGGCGGTGTGACGCCGAAGAGTAGATATGACGACAGCCTGAATGCAGTTCAAGGGAACGCCTTCGAGACCCGCGTTCCGTTCTCAAAGCCAGTCGAGGAGTCTGCCCAGAATGAAGCGCCAGATCAAGGCACCTCCTCCGAAGGGAACGCTCCACCAAACACGGGAGTCCCGAAAGCTGATGGAGACGGTGTTACGGAACCTCCTACTGAAGGTGATGGTAAGCCCGCAGACGCACCGCCTTCTGAACTCGACGCCAAGTTTCTCAAAGACGGCAAGCTAAATATTGGAGCCCTCGAAGCGGAATACGCGGAGAGCTTCAAGGACGGCAAGGGGGACCTCACGCCTGCCACCTATAAGTGGCTGAACGACCGAGGCATTCCCGAAGACACGGCGCGGGATTACATCGCTTACCGGAAGAACCAAGCGGACGCCTTGTCGAACCGTTACACGGACCTTCTAGGCGGGCCTGCCATCCGTGAAGGCGTCATGGAGTGGGGTCGCGCTAATTACACGGAAGGGCAGCGGGAGAGCTTCAATAAGGCCATTCAGTCCAACGACCCCGGCCTTATCGAGATGGCGCTTGAACGGCTGAAGTCCGCTTACGATAAGGCGAACCCTCCAGCAACCCCTGTGCGGACTGTCCAAGGTGATCCGAGTGCTTCCGCGCCTGTCCCCGGCTACCGTAGCGAAGGCGATTGGATGGCCGATAAGCGTGATCCCCGGTATCGCAAAGACCCGCGCTTCCGTGCCTCTGTTGACCGCAAGCTTGCTCAATCCGTGTGGGCGATGGGCCGGTGATGCTCTTCATTGTCGTCACTTTGATCGGGGCGGGTCTTCTCGCCTTGGTCATTCCGGCAGTCAAGGCGTATTGGGAAGGCGGTGCCCAGAAGCAACTAGACGGCCTTAAGACCATCATCCTTGGCTACATCGCGTTGTTCATTGGGTCGCTTCCAGACCTCATTGACGGACTACAAGGCGTCATTCCAGGGATCAAGGAAGACCTAGGAAACGTCGATTTGACTGTCCTCATGTCTCCCCATGCTGCCCTCGTGGTGACGAACGGGCTGACTGTCTTGATGATCATTACCCGCGTCTTGGGTTTGCTGACAGTCGTCTCGATGCGCAGAGGGCGACAACCGTATCACCCACACGAGGACGACCACGAGTGATCATATCCATCATCACGGCGATAATCTCGGGGATCATCGGACCGATTGTTAAGGCTTGGTCTGACATCAAGGTGCAAGCTTTGAAGTCAGAAGTGGAGGGCTTCTCTGCGGCGGTTGGTGGGGATGCGGTAATAGCCAAAGCGTACCTAGATGCGCAGGTATCTACGAACCAATTGAAGGCCGCCTCCAGTTCGTGGTTCGGGGCTCGAACGATCATCCTCATTGCGGGTGTCCCTCCAGCTATCCACTTCGCGGCGGTCTATCTCGACAGCACGTTCCGGTTCGGTTGGGGCATACCGAAAGCCCCTCCGCCGTATGACGGCTTTGAATGGTCGATCATCTCTTCATTCTTCATCCTCACCCCGACCTTGCCTTTGGTCTCTGCGGCCACGGCATGGCTTAACCGAAAGCGATAACGACATGACTGCATATGCGCTGCTTGATGCGGTGACAGGTGCGGCGGATAGCGAGATTTCCCCGACCGGACGGCCTGCGGATGGAACCTATCAGCCCTCGCAGATACGCAAAACCACCCAAGCCAATAACATCATGATCCAAGCGGACTTTGGCACCGGGACCGGCTCGGTGGCTATCTATGCGAAGGTCCACGCGAAACTCTCGTGGGTCCTCGTGGCGACCTTAACGCCTTCCGCGAGTCTCATGGCCTGCCCTGCCCCATACCCCTACTGGCGGGCAGTAACGAGTGACTTCACAGGCGGAACATTGAGCGTCTACCAAGTCGCTAATGAGGATAGTTAATGGCCGGTAATACTGGAATTGTTCCCGGTATTCTAAGCCCTCCTGCGTTAAGCCCGACACAGTTCACTCCGGCAACTATCGGGTTCGAGAAGTTTCCCTTTATTGACATCCGCAAGCTGAAGCCCCGGCCTTCATCCTATGTTCTGTTCAGCGGCACAGCGGATGCTCAGTACACCTTTGATGCGAATGGGGTCGCCACTCCGACAGGGACGGATAACGCCGCCGCAGTGCGCACCCAATTAGCAGCCGCACAGGCCGCAGGCAAGATGCTGGTCATCCCGCGCGGGCGGTATCGCCTCATAATCCAAACAGAGGCAGACGCCATCAAGCCTGCATCTGACGCCTATATTCTATGGGAGGAAGGGGCGGAGTTCCATTGGGGAATGGAGTCGTGGAAATATTATAACACGACAGGGGGCGGCAGCTTCGCACCGTATCCTTGCATGGCTGTAATCAATGCTGATGATGTCTATTTAGACCACCCGCAATTTGTTTATACAGGCGTGTATAACGGCGGGGTTACAGGTCCAATAAACGGGCCGGGAACTGTTACACGTTTCGGCGCACCTGTGGCAGATCACTCCTATGCATTCAACACGAACGTCTGCGTGTTTGGTTCGCACAGGTTCACGTGCGAGTCTTTGCGGCACACCCCCGCAGGTGCGGGAAACGAAATCCTTACAGGTCTGCACATTGGCCCGAAGTCCGCCACGGCTCCAGCGCAGGGGACGCGTATCACAGGCCACCTTGACGGCGTTTCGGTGGGTGTCACGCTATGGGGGCAAGATCAGTTCGACGTGAGCCTTGCGACAACCCGCAGAGGTCGCGCGTGGTTTCAGCACTTAAATAACCCAGGCCACCTTATCTATGTCGCCAAAGAGGCTGTCGGAAACACGAATGGATATATCCACGACTGCTATGATAGTGGCGACTATCTGCCTAGCTACACGACTGTAGCAGGAACTGTCGCATACCCTGCGCAATACTCCTCTGGGCAATTCATGCTTCAGCTTAAGAACGTTACCGGTCTCAGGGTTGAACGTTGCACAACCTCCCGCCCGGAAGGACTGTGCGGTATCCTTAATGTCTCCAATGCGCAGTTCTCGGACCTGTCATGGCGTAACAGGTACGATACATCTGCGGATACCGTAGGTGTTATTCACAATGCAGTCACAGCGACCACCGAGCGGAACAGCAATGTGTCGTTTGAGCGCATCCGACTTCAGAGTGACGCCAGTCAACTCCGGGCAGCTATCCTTATCGGGAGCGGCGGGGCGCTTAATACTTCCGACCACTGGCGCATAAAGGACACCGTAATTTCCCTGAACCTGACGTCTTGGTCAGATAGCAGCCGAACGAACCTCTTTGATGACCGCAGCTATGGAAGCTCCTATGACATCGACTATGAGCTTCAAGGATATGCGCAGTGGGTTTACGCCTACCGCAACGCAATCAACGGTGTCACAGGGAATAACTTTAGATGCGACATTAGAGGCAACACATCTGCCGTTCGCATAGCAGGCGGCGCACCCGGAGCTTACGGAACGACAATCGGGCAATGTACCCTTAATGGCGTCAACGTGACGCCTGCACTTAGCTGAGGAAACCTTATGACAAATTACGCACCAACAGGCCGCAAGGTCTTCGGCAATGGCGGAAAGAACGCCTACTCGTTCACTGGTGGTCGTGGCCTCTTCGACCTCATCCGGGACAACGCAAAGACTACAATGGGGACGAACCCGTCACAGTCCCTTCACGACACGGCAAGTATCACCTATTCGGCGGGGGATTTACCCGAAGGTTACACCGTGACAAACATTTACCCGGATGGATCGCCAAACAGCGGGACAATGAACCTCGTCGATTATGACGGTTACGGGCTCATTGATAGTCGCTTCCGGGCACTTGGCGGCGGGATGCCGATGGTGAACGGGCTCTGCCTTGTGTCGCGGTCTACACCCTCTGTGGCGGGGTCTACCGATCCGTCCACTATGAATGCGGAGTTCTCGGTGGTCGAGTTTATGACCGACGCGCCAGACTTCTTCGTGTTTTGGGGAAACAACGGCAGTGGCACTTTCCATGTGACATTGGACGACCTCCGGGTTGGTACAGCGTTAAGTGGAACTCCTGCCGCGTGGAACTGGTCTCAGGTGGTGATCGGATCGGGCGCACCTTATCAGTTCCGAAAAGTTCAGGTGCGATCCTACCATGGCGGTCCATCTGAGGTGGCGGTCCCCGCAGGCTATCACATCGCGCCGACCCCCACTAATGACATGACAACAATGCTCTTCATGGGTGACTCGTGGGGTATGCAGGGGATCAATCCGATTGCTTACGCGACATGCGGGATTGTCCTTGGGGACTGTCTCGGTATCCGCAATGTTGTCAATCTGGCGTATCCCGGCGGTGGTATCTCCACAGCGGCTGGAGGTCTTCCGAAAGGTATCGACACAATTGGCCCGGCTTGTAAATTCAACCGCCCCGACTTCGTGGTTGTTCAGATGACGATCAATGATGTCGATACCTATATGGGAAATCTGTCAGTCGCCACGGACTACGCCAGTGTGACACGGCAAGCGTATTTCGCAATGGCGGACTTCCTGTCTAACTTCCGGGCGGCGTCAGATGTCCCGATGATCATCATTGGGTCCCGCCCGTCCTTCTATACGAGCGCAACCCTTCCGGCAAGCATTGCCGCCATGAGTGAGGGTTACAAGGAAGCGGTGGAAATCGTCGATGATCCTACCATTCGTTACCTCGACCTCCTCAGCCGCGCGGATTACCCGTTCAGCCACCCGTCAACGGCGAACGATGCGAACGTGATTACGGGTGACATCGACTCGATACTACTGACGAGCAACCCCGCACAACACCCCAACGCCCTAGGACACCGCGCATTCGGTCAGTGCATGGCGCGCATGATCCTCGACAACACACAGGACCTTTGAGATATGGATTATAACGACCGGGTCATTACGGTTGCTAGTACCACGGCAACCGGCACCTTCGACAGCCGCCGCGTCATCCCCGTAATGTGTCCTCCGACCATTGAAGTCGACTTGAAGAACAACACGGCGGTGTCGGTGGACCTCTATTACAAGCTCACTCCCGGTGGCCCTTGGACGAAGTTCGCTACCGTCACCGCGTCCGGCCTGACGCAGGCACCTTTCGGTCGATACTATCGGGCAATCGTCACGGCGATCACCCCGGACGGGACCACGCCCACCCCGATGACCGTCAAGCTTGGCATCCTTGAGAGATGGTAAACGCCACATTCCCTTGAAAATCCGTAATTTTGGGTCGGGAAATTTTCTGACCCAAGCAGCATCGCGACACACCCTTTCACGCATTTAGGACATAGAGACACATGGCAGACGCAATTATTAATACAGGTTATGGCATTACCGCTGGTGGTTCCGCCGCGCGGCCCGGACAGAAGCCCGGTGGTGGCGATCAAGACCTCTTCCTTCGCAACTTCGCGGGTGACGTTCTGACGGCTTATGAACAGGTCAACAAATTCGAAGCGACGATGTTCACCAAGACCATCGGCTCGGGTCGCTCGGATGTCTTCCCGGTGATCGGGCGCAAGCTGGACGCCTTCGAGCATGGTATCGGCCAGTTGGTCGTTGGTGGTGATATCTCCTCGAACGAAGTGGAGATCACCACAGACCGTCCGTTGGTGGACGCGATCTTCCTTGACGAGATCGAAGAGATCATGACCTACTATGAAATCCGCGCGCCATATGCGCAGAAGCTTGCAGAGTCCATCTCCCTCGTCTTCGACCGCCGCGCGGCCATCACGTCCATCCAAGCTGCAAGGACCACGGCACCGATTGCCCCAAATACGACCTATGCCGGGCTTGTCATCCCGAATGATGACTTGCTTACGGATGTCGGGACGATTGTGGACTCGATCTTCCAAGCGTGGGAATACAAGAATGACTTCGACATCTCCGGAGAAGAGAGCGACGTCTTCCTACGGTCCAAGCAGTATAGCCTCCTGAGCCGTTCGGAACGCCTTGAACCGAAAATCCATACTGGCGGATCGAATATCTCTTCCGGCACGACCGGCTCTCTGGCCGGGATGAACATCATCCTCGCCCCGCACTTGCCTAAGAAGAAGTATGTTGCTCCGGGTGCTGGTGGCGGCGCGGGCGGTGCACTCCTCGCTTATGAGTCTGCGGATGAACTTAACCCGAAATACCGTCTCGACTGTTCGCAGACCGTGGGTCTTATCAAGTCCCGTCATGCGGCGGCCCTTCTCAATCGCCGTGGTATTCGCACCACGATGACTTACAAGGAAGATCGTCTCGGTTGGTTAATGATGATTTCCCGAGCCTGTGGCTTCGGTGTCCTTCGCCCGGAATGCTCCATCGAACTCGCCACCTCGACAATCAAGGTTGTCGGCTCCGGCACGCAGAACGCGAACCTTCCCTAATATCTGACGGACTGACTAACACTTGGGCGGGCCTTCGGGTCCGTCCTTTCCGACAACCACCAGACCTTACAGCGAGACATAGACCTATGGACGATACTAAGATTGTTGTCATCAGCGATGAAGAGTTTGAAGCGCGGACGGTTCGTAAGGCTCTCGAAATCGCGGCGCGGGATAACCTCAAACTGACAGTGGAGAACGAGAAACTCCGCACTGAACTTCAACGCCTCGCTTTGATCGAGAAGCATATGAAGGAAATCGGCCTGAAGGGCTTTGCGATCTATAAGCTCCTCATGGGAGACAAGTGACAGATATTAACCCTGCGGCAATTCCGTTCATCGGTCGGACCTCACTTCTCGAAGCCGTCAATTCGATGCTTCGCGCGGCGGGGTCCATTCCGACCACAACGCTAACAGGTGTCGGGGCTCTTCCCGATACCGAGGCCGCTTACACGAAATTGCAGGAAGTGAACCGCGATGTTCAATCAATGGGGTGGCACTTCAACGAAGACCGGAACTTGCGTATATTGGCGGATAGTGATGGCTATAGGTCCCTCCCCGCCGATACCCTCGTGGCGCGCATTCCGGGACGGCGAATGCCAATCTATGTCCAAGGGTGGGATAGCGCACAGCCCTTCGCTTACGAACAGTTCATCCCAAGCCCGTTCTCATATGGTGGGACAGACCTAACGATCCGCGAAGGAAAGCTTTACGATGTCCAGAACCAGACCTTCAATATTCAGGGGGATGTCTATGTGGATGTCGTTCATCTCATTCCGTTCGAATGGCTCCCGCAGTACGCCCGAACCTACATCACCGCTAAAGCTACCCGCGTGTGGACCGACACGAAGCTTCTCAGCGACACGGCCCACAAGATACACCTAGACAATGAGCAGAACGCTTTTGTAACCTTCCAGCAAGGGGAGAATGAAGACCGCTCCCCGAACATGAAGGATTCTGCTTGGACTATGAGGATGCTGCGTAGGTGAGTTCTAGGGTTAACGGAACGCCTATTCCGAACCTGATACAAGGTGTGTCGCAGCAACAGCCACAGCAAATACGAGAAACCCAATCCGTCGAAGAGGTGAACCGCTATAACTCGACAGTTGAAGGGAACTGCGCGCGGGCGGGAACGAGCGTCATTCGGCAGATACCGGGGGCAGATTGGTCTAACGCCCTTCACTATGACATCATCCGGTCAAAGGACGAAGCCTACAGGGCCGTATTCACGAACGGCGATGTACGCGTCTATAACCTGTACAGCGGGGCGGAATGTACTATCGAGTTTGAAGAGGGCTCCCCGGCATACCTCGCCCTGCCCTCCGGATATGCCGCCCGCAAGACCTTCAGAGCGGTGTCGGTTCAGGATTACACCTACGTAGTCAACAGGTCGATCATCCCGGCAATGACTTCAGACGTGTTCCCTACGCGAGACCCCGAGGCCATGTTTTGGATGAAGGCGGGAGATTACTCGACAACCTATGCCGTCTTCGTGACCTTCAATGGGACGACCTACAGTTTCGCATTTGGAACTCCTGACGGTAGTGACTCCTCCCACGAACCGTACATAAAGACCAACTATGTGATGGGGCAGCTTTACAGCCTCATGACCGATCAGGACGCGCACAACGACTGGACTACCCTACCCTCTTACGGGTTCGGTTCGACCAGTGCAACCGGCATGTATTATTCTAGCAATGGCCGTTTGACTAACGCAGGGTTCTCGGTCGCCTTGAACCATAACTCCATTCGCGTTTGGCGCAACGATGGGCAGGCGTTCAGCGTGGGTGCTGATGATGGGCAAGGCAACACGAGCATGAAGTGCGTGGCGGGCTACGCGGATGTTGTGTCAGACCTCCCGCAGAACGCTTGGCAGGGGTCCGTAGTCCGCATCAAGGGCAAAGACCAATCCGTAGCGGATGACTATTGGTGCAAGTACGATATCGGTGGGGGAGCGGCGGACGGCACTGCGGGGTCGTATGGCGTCTGGACGGAATGCCCTAAGCCCGGCACACCGACCACAATTGATAAGACCACAGTTCCGCACACCCTGATTAATGATGCGCCCAACCACTTCATCTTTAAATCTCAAGTGTGGTCAACCCGCGTGGCCGGGGATGGAGTGAACAGTTCAAAGGACCCGTACTTCATCGGGACGCAGATTAACGATATCTATTTTTCCAGAGCGCGCCTTGTCTTCATCTGCGAAGGTTCCCTGTCCTTCTCGAAGACTAACCAGCCGTTCACGCACTTCCCTGATACCGTCCAGACCGTCTTAGCGACCGACCCGATAAACGTCCAAGTGGCGAACGGCGGGAAGCCTGCGGTCCTCGCTTGGGGCTCCACGCTGAACGAACAGACGATCTTATGGGCAGACAAAACGCAATACGTGGTGAACTCGCAAAGCTCCACGCTTAGCGAGACATCCATTGAGGTGGTCCCTACGACCTTCTTCGATATGGACGTGGACTTCAAGCCTACAGGTGGCGGCTCCACGGTCTACTTCGAGGCGGACCAAGGGACGTTCTCCCGCATCTTCGAGTATGTCGCTTCGGTCTATACCGGCTACCCCAAGATGGCAACGGACATCACCACGCACGTCCCGGTGTATATCCCCGCGAAGATCACGCAGATAGCTATTTCAACTCTCATGGGAATTATTGCGGTCGTCACCGAGACAGAGCCAAATTCCCTCTACATATACAATTACTTTATGAACGGCCAAGAGCGGGTTCAGGCGGCATGGTCTAAATGGACCTTCGCGGCAGGGAACATCCTCTTCGCGACGATCATCCGCAACATAATGTATATCACCACGCAAGACAGTGTGGGCACCTATATTGAAGCTCTTAACCTTGCACCTAAGCAGGTCGATGCCTATGGGCAGTATCTTACACGCCTAGACCGCCGTATTACCGAGGCGGATTGCACATCCACAGTTTACGATCACGTGGAAGATGCCACGACCTTCACCTTCCCCGATATCTTCCATGACTGCATTGACGATGCCGTCCTTGTCGCTCGTCCGATGCCCTACGCCACTAACGATCAACCGGGATACCTTTACCCGATCCTGAGACGCACCACGACGACCGTCACAATGAAGGGCAATCAGACACAGTCCAAGTTCTTCCTTGGCGTCCTCATTGACAGCTACCGGGTATTCCCCACCTTCTGGCCGCACGACGATAAAGGCTTACTTGGCTACGACAACGTACAAATTCACTCCTATGAAGTGAGCTATTCAGAAACCGGATATGTCAAGGCCACCGTGGATTACGGTAACGGCGGACAAGCGCTCTTTGAGATGGACGGTAAGTTCGTCAGTTCGAACGCACAGATTATCAACTATTCCCCGATGTCAACCGGGGTCCTCGTCATCCCCGTAAACGCGGAGAACACGCAATGCAAGATCACATTATCGAACAAGTCGCCGTTCCCGGACAAGCTGCAAACGGGGTACGTGAAATGGTACGGGCGGATAAACATGAACCGATTGTGAGGGGTCGGGACTGGCATGTAATCTCGAACGTGACGCGGAAGGACTGCATTCGCTTCTGTAAGGATATGCGGGACGATGACCGCCTTGAGTGGGTCGCTACTACTGGTGAAGGCACTCTCGATCAGATGGACCGCGCACTTCAGGTTCCATTCTCGAAGCACTTCATGTCTTGGCACGATGACGGGCACCCACTCTTCTATTGGGGCACTGCGCCGCTAGGAACCGTGGAGGAGATGAACAGCTACGGCAAGTTCAGTCTAATGAAACAAGGGATCATCTGGCTTGCTGCCACTTGTGAAGGGACGAAGTTTGCGCAGACCCGTCCGTTGGAAATGTTCCGCGTTATGCAATCGCACCTGAAGCATCTAGCGGAAGATTATGACACATTAACCAACGTCACCGATGCTCGCAATACGACGCACCACGACTGGCTCGCTGTGTTAGGCTTCAAGTTTGACGAATACCTTCCGGGGTACGGCCCTTTCGGCCTCCCCTTCTGGCGCTTCTCTAAGACAAGGGAGGATTCACCATTTGCGCCACGATGATGATGGGACTTGCCGGAGCAGGTGTCTCGGCAATGTCTTCCATCACGCAATACAACGCACAGGTTGAACAGGCGAATGCGCAGGAACGAACCTTCTGGCAGAACCGCGCGAACGCCATAACATCCATGGATAACCAGTATGGTGCAATAAGCCGTCGCGAAATCCAAGAGGGGGACGCCATGTCCCTCAAGGAACACGCGGCGATGATTGACGCGGCGCAGAAAGGTGCGCAGGTTCAAGCAAGCGCGGCAGAAGGTGGGGTTACGGGAACCTCTGTCGGTAACCTTTCCGCCGAAGTGGCGCGGCAGAATGATTTCAACACGATGCAGCTACGCACCCAGTACAAGGCGAACGTACAACAGCTTCAAGACCAAGCTTCCGGCATCCAAGCACAGACACAATCAACCATCAACTCCGTCCCGCGCGGGCAGTATCCTTCATCCAGTACGCTTGCGCTGGGCCTTGCGGGTGCTGGGATCAAGGCTATGGGGAGCATAGGTGATATGGGGATCGGCGGTTAATGGCTGTAAACCCATACGATATCGAGAACTTACGAACCCAAGTATCCGACCTAAACCAGACGCAACAGGTCAACCGGGGACCTTCCCCTACCATCGACCCGCAGGCGGCATTCACTCCCGTTGCTGCGCCTGTATCCACCTACGTCAGACCGCAGGAGCCTAATAAGAGTTCCCTGTTTGGCGTGGCGGCAGCACTGCAAGGATTGAGCGGCGAGCTTGACGCTTGGACATCCTCGCAGAAATCCCAAGAGAAGGAAAACGGGGAAGCGCAAGCGGAGTCAGATTGGCTCAGCGGAAATAAGGAAGGCGTCATTAAAGCTACGCAAGACGGCATCTTCCCAACTTTCCAGAACCCGTTCTATGTGCGCCGCATGAAGCAGTTACAAGGTGCCGATACAGGGCGCACCTTGGCCGCTAAGATGCAACAAGACTACCTTCAGTCCGGGGTTCAAAACAGCGACGATCCGAACGCCTATAACACTTGGGCTAAGGACTGGCTTCAGAAGAATGCGGATGGGATCGGTGATCCTCATATGCGGGCGGCAGCATTGCCTGCCGTATCAGCCACCAGTGCAGCACTCCTGAACAGCCACACGCAGACGGTCCAAGAGCGTATGTTGTCGCAGACCAATGACCTAGCGCAGCGGGAAATGATGGGCATCATTGGCGACAATACAGCGGCGGGGACATCAAAAGATGTCGTGGCGACAAAGCTTCAAAACCTGAAGACGCAGCTTGTCGGATCAGGTGTCAACCCGGAAGCGGCCAATAAGATGGTACAAAGCTCCATTGCAACCTTCGCTGAGAATACAGGCGACGCCTCCATCCTAGACCTCTATGACGCTAAGGACGCGTCAGGTCACGCCATGAGCGAACGCTTGGATGTCCAGAAGATCAAGCAAGACACATTCGACCGGATAGCAGCATCAAACCATAGCAAAGAACAACAAGCATACGCCGCGCAGCAACGCGAGAAGAAGGCGACCCTTGATGATGCTACCGGGCAGATTATGGACATCCTCTCGAAGGACCCTAATGCGGCGATACCTGATGATGTCTTCTCGAAAGCCCGAAAGGCGGACCCGAAGATAAGCTTGCAGGTCGCGGAGTGGCGGAAATCGTTTATGGATCATTCCGTCGATGAAGACCCGCGCGCTATCCGGCAGGTGGAACTTGATGTCGATAATGCCCACCGCTTCGGCGGAGACGCCACGCAGGTTGTCCGGGATGCACTTGACGCGGGAACCATCCGTGATCCGGGAACGGCGCGGAGGATGTTAGATCATTCCCGGTCACTTCAGGAAGGCGGAGCCGCTCAAGGAACTGACATCCTCGGCAATCCTGACGTAAAGTCCAATCTGAAGCTGCTTGAAGACACCCTCACCCCGTCCGGCTTCGCGAGCCTCCTAGATCAAGGAAAGGGTGGTATCAACCCAAACCAAGCGGAGATCAACGCGGCTCAGAACTATTATCGCCGCAGCTTGATGGATTGGCGGACAAAGAACCCGACCGCAACAGCACAACAGCAAACCGAGTTCAACGATTATGCGTGGAAGCGGACTCTCGGCTTCATTCAGTCAAACACTGGACTGAACTACCTGACGACACCCACGAAGCCTACCGATGTGAACCCGCCACAGTGGCACTTTACCGGGCCGAATGATGCCGGGATGACAACCAATCGTTCCGACAATCCGAACCGTCCGCAAGACGCCACGTTCAACGAACAAGCTGTCCCGATCAAGCGGGCATATAGTGGGCAGACACTACCAGAAGGGTCCTTCCAAGCTCTGCGTAATGCCAGTCCTGATGCGCCTGTATCATCCATCCTTGGGCCACTCTCGAAGGGAGCCAATGGTGCGCCGATGTCTCCGGCTGAATATGAAGCGGCGCATCCGGGAATTAAGGGCGTAACAATCAACCGCTTCCTTGGCGCTACGCAGCAACCTGTGCAAACTCCCGCCCAACGTGACGGTAAAGGGTTGACCTTTGATAACGCGCCTACCGGGAAGCGTCTTGATATCGGAAACCTTACAGGCGGCGCGTTCCATACGCATCAAGACCTATATGATGTCTATCGAGGGCTAGGCGTCCCCGACCCAATCGCTAAGGCCATCTCTTCGGTACAGCGATCGGAAGGCGGTGTTGCTGGTAAGATTTATACAGGCTCATATGGCGGCCAACCTACAGAGCGCGGCGGTGTACTTAACCCTCATGGCGCTTATGGCATATCGCAGTGGAATGGACCACGGCAGGCGAGGCTCCTCGACTATGCACAATCCCACAATATGAACCCCGGAGACTTGCGCACACAGGCGCTATTCACACTGCATGAACTTAAGAATTACTACCCGAACGTGAACCCGTCCAGCATACCGGACTTGGTGAAACACTTCGAGATGCCTGCCGATCGTTACATCGACGGCGAAATCAATAACGCTTCACAGCACTCCACTAAACTCGCAACCAGATAAGGACCAGTATGTCGTTACTCTCGTGGCTTCGGGGTTTCGTCCCTGTGGCCTCTACACGCACGTCTGCTGCTTGGCCGAGTGCCGCATCGATACTTAAGGCATACCCTACCGCAGATAAGGAGATAGTCACCGCATTCATCGGACACGCTCCCAAGGCGTTCGAGCGGTGCGGCAAATTAAGCATCGTACAAATCCAGTGGATCATTGCCACGATTGCGGAGGAAAGCTCCCACTTCACATCCCTCCGGGAGTCGACCAATTACTCCGCAGCCCGTCTTATGGAAGTGTGGCCGTCCCGCTTCAAGACCATGGCGGTCGCTAACAAGTATGCTCGAAACCCAAAGGCGCTCGCGGAAAATGTTTACGGTGGTCGTCTCGGTAACGGCCCGGAGGGCAGCGGGGATGGCTACAAGTACCGGGGCGGTGGGCTTGCGCAGCTTACCGGAAAGGACACTTACACGGCGGTGGGGAGGGTTATCAATCTGTCAAACCTTGTGGATCATGTCACCGACTATAGCCTTCAAGCAGATATCGTTTCCGGGTTCTATGTCTGGAAAGGCATGAGCAAGGCGAAGACATTCACCGAGTTCACCAAAATGTGGAATGGCGGCCTGACGAACTTTAACAATCGCACCGCGAACCTTAAAGCGATCATGCAGAATTATGCCTGACGCAATCGCAGGTGTTCCGCTAACAGGACAGGAGGTCAACCCCCCTGTCACTGATGCCCTCTCGAACAATGCAGGAAGTGGCACACAAGACACGACCCCCGCCCCACAACAAGAGGAACCTAACGGTGGCGGTGAGACCTTCTTCGGCGGTGAACCGGAACCGAACCCAACAGAGCCTTTAGGGTCCGCACCGGAAGGGCAACTTACTGGTGATCAAGGAAGCTGGTGGGATTGGTACGATAAGGTTGAACGCAACTTCCACTCTGTTGAACAGACGGTAGGCAAGCCGCTTGAGTGGGGCTATGAGGCAGCAAAGGGTGGCGTAAAAGGCTTCCTTCATGCCGGTGAGAGTGCGACCGGGATTGCAGGCGATAACCCTGTAAGCGATGCGTTCAAGGGTCTTGGCGATCAGGCAGACAAAGCCTATGGCCCGGAGACATTGCCGCAGAAGATTGCAGAGCCTATAGCGCGGTTCTATGCGGGGCAAGTGGCTTTAGGCGGGACACTGAAGGCTCTCGGGGCGGCAAAGCTGATCGGGAGCGGGTTTACCTCGCTTGTCTCCGCAGGCGGTGGTGCGGCTCTTACAGCACGTAACAGTGACGAGAACCTATCGAACCTCGTTGAAAGCTTCCCGTCCCTTCAAAACCCAATCACTGGCTTCCTTGCGGTTAAGGGTGATGATAGCCTTTGGGTGAAGCGTCTTAAGGCCGGTGCTGAGAACGCGGGTATTGAAGGTGTCACACAGCTTATCGGTGCGCTGCGGTCCTATAAGGCGGTGAAAGCAGGTGATGGCGAAGCGGCCATTGCACATGCAACGCCAGATGTACCAGCGGAAGTATCACCAAGCACTGTAGACGATAGCCTTCATACCCCATCCCCTGACGTAAACGAGGGGCAGCAACTTGAACTCCCTCTGCATGGGGAAGATCAGGCGTCGTTCTGGAAACCTGCGGAGGCATCGCCTAGCACTGCGGAGGCACCACCAAGCGCCACGAAGGACCTGCCTAAGCCGAGTGAAGCTAGTGCAACTGGCGTTGCCGGTGCGCCTAACAGTGCCCCCAAGGTGGCAGGTGCGGGTGATAGCGCCGCCCTGCCGCCACTGCCTTCAGATATCGAAGACCACATGACCGAAGCTTACGCAAAGCAGATGGTCGCCAATCGGGATGTGGTCAAGCAATTCGGCTCTGTAGAGGCGGCAGAGGCCGCAGGGCATGACTTCAGCGACGTTGTGTCCATGCGATACTTCAAGGCCGCTCGAAGTGAAGCCGATGTATTCGCCATGATGAACGGCTTTGCGAAGTCCATCGAGAAGGACCCCGAAGGGCAGCTTGGTAAGACTGTCTCTGTTGCACAGACGATGTCCAACGCCCGACAGATAGCGGCGGATATCGGACAGTCTCCAGATGCAATGCTCGCTGATATGGCGAAGAACTTCGGGGATAATCCGGGCACCATGGCGGCGAAGCTTCAAGCCGCGAATGACTTCACCACGACAGCCGCGAAGAATGCCTTTGAGATGGCACAAATGCGGGCACAAGGGACGCTCGGTCAATATGCTTCGCAGGAGGAGTTCGACCGGGCATTCGCGAAGGCCATCGCCGTATCGAAGACCGCCACGAATTACTTCACGATGGCGAAGAGCGAGGCTGGACGGACACTGCGGCAGTTACAGGAGG